ATGAGGGTGAGGCTCGGGGCCTTCCTGTTGCCGCCCGTCAGCGGCTATCGTCCGGGCACTCCCAGACCGTTCATGCACCCGAAACCGGGTTTCAGTTGGAATGAGTTGTCAGTCGTGCAAACAGAGTTGCAGCGTCACTGGCAGGACTCGCAGGGCAGATCGTCCATCGGATCCGTGGGGACCTCGTAGACGGGGCGATCCGGGCGCATCAGTTCAGCTGTCCCGCACCCGTGTCGGCCGGGAACTGGTAGCCGAGGCGACCCAGCCACGCGTTCACCGCCGGGATCGCCATCACGCGGGCGATCGCGCCCGCGATGGCACCCGCGGTGCCGACGATGCCGAGCAGCCACAGGTAGGCGTGCTCGGGCAGCACGTCCCGGAGCGCTTCGAGGATCTCGGGCGCGATCGCGGTGAACGCGAGGAACGCGCTCACGAGGGCGACCGTCACGCCGAGGATGTTCTGCAGGATGGTGCGGGCCGTGGCGACCCAGGGTGCGGTGATGGGGTTCATGGTGACCTCCTCAGGTCAGTTAGTGGATGTATCCGGGCGGAGGCTCGGGAGGGGGTGGCGGCTTGCGCTGCCAGATGTGGTCGCGCAGCTCGGCGACGTGCTCGCGGGAGGCGGCCTTGTCGGTCCACATCGTGTCGAGGCGGGACGTGTACGCCTCCCGTTCCTCGCGGATCAGCTTTCGCTCGGCGGCGAGCTGGGAGGCGTACTCCTCCCGCTCCTGGTGCAGCAGCTGGTTGGCGGCGTCGCGCTCCTCCTGGACCTGGTCGATGAACGCTTGCCGTTCAGCGTCGCGGGCGGTGCGTTCGTCGGCTGCGGTCTTGCGCATGGCGGCGATGCCGCCGATGAAGCCGCCGATGCCGGTGACGATCGCGACGGCGATGGGGACGATCCACTCCATCGGTTACCTTCCGAACAGGGCGATGATCGTGCCGACGATGACGGCGATGATGCCGCCAATCCACCCGTACAAGGGGCGTGGTTTCGCGTGCTGTAGGGGCGGGTCTGGTTCACCGGGTTGGGGTGTGGTGGGTTCGGGGAACGGTGGGAGCGGGTCGACCGGTGTAGAAGGTTCTGGTTCTGCGGGTTCGACTGGTTCCGGGTCCGGCTGTACAGGCTCAGGTTCTACCGGCTCGGGGGTGGGTTCGGGAGTTGGTTCCGGCTCAACAGGTGCGGGCGGAGTGCGATCCTCCAACCCGGCCAAGTTCGAGCTGGTGAAACCACCCGACCAATACCAACGCCCATCCGCCCCCTGATACCAGACCGGGTTTCCCTCCACGCCAAGACCTGACCGGGTGAACGCGGCCATGCGAACCGGCTTCCCCGGCCCAACCACCCCCGCAACCGCAGCAGCCGTGGTCGGCTCGACGCGCCCGTTCGCTCCGAGAGGTCCAGTCACACGATCGTTCGGATGAAGCGTCTGTGTGCCGGGAATGTCAGTGGTGAACCACGGGTCAGGGTTCACCCGTTCCCCATTACGCCACACTTCGAAGTGCAAATGGATGGTGCCCTTCGTTTCGCCCGTGTTGCCCATCTGGCCGATGTACTGCCCTGCCTTCACCGACTGGCCGACCTTGAACTTCCCGACTGTGCCGTTCATGTAGTGGTTGTAGGCAGTGACGAACCCGGGCGCGTGTTCCACCCAGATGCGGTTTCCAAACCCCTGGTTGTAGCCGGCGTTGTCCTGCACCAGGACGACCTTGCCGGGTGCAGCGAAGAACGTCTGCCGAGATCCTGCGATGTCGCGGTTGTACCAGCCGTAGTCGCGGCCCTTGTGGCCTGCCCAAGCACCCCACCCGTAGTCGGACCAGCCGTACGGTGCGGGAGAGACAAGTTTCGTCATCGGTGGTTCCTTCCAGCGCCACTGTTGGCGCTCATGAGAAGAGCCCCACCCGGACGGGGTGAGGCTCAATCTGTGTGCGTTCGGCTATGCGAGGTCGGTGGCGGGGTACCCGTGGCAGGGGGTGTCGCAGGAGACGGGCGGGTTGCCGTTCAGGGGCGACCTCACGCGGCGATCCGCTCGAAATCGAGGTGAGAGAACGTCGCCAGGGTGCTGCCACTGTTCTGCAGCACCTGGGTTGTCACCGAGTCCCCGACTGCCATCGCCTGCAGCCACTCGACCTCGACCGTCTGGTTCAGCGTGCCGTTCAGCGAAGCGATGATGCAGTTCCGATCGCCCAGAGAACCCGACCCGATCAACCGCACGCCGCGGTTGCCATTGATGTTGCCCCCGAAGTTGACAACGAACCGCATGCGGTAGGTGCCTGCGACCTGGCAGGTGTACGTGTTCCCCGACCGAGTAAACAAGCTTCCCGTGACCAGGGTGAACAGCGTCAGGTTCTGGAAGCTGGTGCTCGTCGGAATGTTCGTGCTGCCCTGCGAGAAGACCGTCCGACGGTCCTCCTGCACCGCTCGCCACACTCCGTCGGCGTGGTACCAGAGACTGTCGTCCGTCTCGACGAACCCGATCGTCCCATCCGGCACCAGATTCAGCGCCTCATCCCGCTCCGCCGCAGTCCGGAAAAACAGCACCCCACCCGCAGCCGCCGTGAACCGCGTCGACTGCACAATCGTCGTACCCGAGTTCGTCGCCGTCACACCCGCCGGCACCGTAATCCGCGCAAGCTCGATCGCACCCGGGAACGCCGACAGCGACGGCGCGACCGGCACCGCCGCAGGCGTACCCTGCACAACCCCGATCACCGGATTCGAGTTCACCCCATCCAGAGAGAACTCCCGCTGCCACGCGTACACCACATCGATCCGCGAGTTCGAACCCGGCGCAGCCGTCGTCGGCACGTTCACCGTGCCGTCATTGCACAGCAGCACCGTGCCCGCAGCAGCACCCCGCGACAACGCCGCCGTGAACGCCGCCACGTTGTAGCTCATCCCCGACGTGCCGGTCACGATGTTCACCGTCGTGTCGAAGAACAGCCCCGACCGGATCAGATTCGACCCAGCCCCCCGCTTCGTCAGCAGACCCGACTGCGCCAGCTTGTGATCCAACGGCGTGACAGTGCCCGCCGCATCGCCAGTGGTACCCAGACCCCGAGTGATCGGCATGCCGACCTCCAACCGTGAGAAGAAGATGAGATGAAGATGAGAGACCTCTCATGTGAGAGACCCCTCATGAAGCGCCCGCTCAGGCGCGAATCTTGTGCGACGCCACGATCCACAGCGACGCCTGATTCGACCCATCCGACGACCACGCGCCACCATCAGCGCGCGCCCGCAAACGGAACGTGATCGTCTCCCCCGCCTGCGTCGTCACATCGAACGCATACCCAGTCGTCGCCGACGCGAACGACGACGCCGCCGCCTGCGCCAACTGCGCATTGCCCTGCCCGAGACCGAACACCGACCCCTCAGCCTCAACCTGCACAGCCACAAAGTCAGCGACCCCGCGAGAGTTGCGGGCGAAGATCTGCCCACCAAGCAGCAGGTTCGTCCGACACTTGTACGGCGGACACGTGTACGGGATCGTGATCAGCGTCGACTGCGACGTCCCCAAGCCGAACCCAGACGTCGCCTCCCGCTCAGACTCGTCCTCCAGCACGATCTGCGTACCGCCCGGCCGCTCGGCCTCATCCAGCCGCCGCCGCAGGTCGCTGATCTGCGCCACGAGCTCCGCGAACTCCCCCACCTTCGGCGTCTCATAGCCACCCGCCATCAGACCACCTCCGGCTGGAACTTCACGACCACACGACGCCCCTCCGCGTCACCCGACCGAGACACAATCCGCATCCGTGCAGGCGGATCGATCGGCCCGTGATACAGGTCGTCGACCACCCGCACCCGCGCGAAGTCCCCCACCGAGTAACCCGACAGGAACGGCTGCTCCGACGTCTGGTGAGCGAACTCCCACGTCTCCGTCGGCGCCGCACTCCGCAACCGCAGCTCCTGCGCAAACGCATCAATCGTCGTCTGCTCCGTCACTGTCGACCGCGACGAATCCACCAGCTCCAGCACGGGATACCCCGCATCCAGCAGCGGCTGATTCACACCCAGCCCGACGATCGCCTCATTCGCTCCACGACCAGCCGACGCATACACGTGTGACGCAACACCGCGCGCCGACACCGACGTCTTGAACCCCGACACCGGCGACTTCGGCGACCCCACCGTGAACGTCGACTCCAACGGCGAGAACAGCAACGGCTGCGTCGGCGTACCGATCCGCATCACCCACTCCACGCCAAGCCGATCCGACGTCAACCGCGGCTCGAACCGCACATCCGGCCCACCATCCACCGCCGTCAGATCCCGCAACGCCTGCCCCACCTGCGACAGATCCACGCCACGGTAGACGCGCTCGTTCGTCCCCGGAATCTCCGCCGGCAGAATCACCGGCACGTTCCCGCCCGTCCACGCCTGAGCCTGCTCGACCAACGCCCGAGCGATACCCTGCAGCGACTTCCGCGTGTCCGTCGGCCACGGCCCAGCAGGATCGATCGACGCCGGCGCATACCGCGTGTCCGTCGTCGGATCAGTCGGCGACCGACCCGCCAACACCGGAAGAATGCGCCGATGGTCGAAGTACGACCACATGCCGGCAGCGCTCATCGTCAGCCGACCCGAGTCCGCATCGTAGGAGTGCGTCCAGATCGGACCCGCCTGCACCACCAAGTCGTCGACCAGCGCCGCCAGGAACGCCTTCCCCGGCTTCGCCGACTCCTTCAACCCGAGCCGATGCACCACCGGATCCCGCAGCGACACCGTGCACGACACCTCGCCGGCATCATTCAGCACGTCCGACCACGGGCCCGACAACGCCGGCACCGTCTGAATGCGACGCCCCGTGCGGAGATCTCCGATGATGTAGGTCGTCATCACCAGTACCCGTCCGCGATCGTCACCGTCATCAGCGGCGTGCCCGTCGCTGCACCGATACCGTTGAACTGCACGTCGAACGCTCCCCCCGGAGGGACCGAGAAGAACTCGCCCCGCGTCAGATACGTGGACCCGTCCGAATCCCCATCGACAACGACCGCGCCGGAAGCGAAATCGACCTCGACCCAGCTGCCCACCGGAATCACCCGGTCGTAGCGAACCGTCTGCCCCGTGTCGAGCCGCTGCGCGAAGAACCCGCCAGCCAGCCCACCATCGACACGGACGGTCGGCCACACCTCCGCCGTACCCGCATTCGTCAGCTCGACACGACCCAGGTTCCCGTTCGCCCCATAGTCGAGCGTCCCGGCCGGATCGAACAGGTTGTAGGTCAACCCGCCACCAGCCGTCGGAAGGCCCGTCACCAGCTGCCGCGACGCCCCGTACTTGATCGGGTCTGGAGCGAGCATCGAGACGACGTAGAGGGCTGTCTGGTCCGTGATGGGCTCGATCGTGACACCGAGGCCAGCCAGAATCACGGTGGTCGTCTGCGTGCCGAGTTCGTCCGTTACCGCGAGGGTGCGAGGAAGGCCGGCGCCGAGTAGCGCCGACAACGCAAGCCACTCCGGCCGACCGGACCCGCTTGCGTGGACCTGGCCGGACATCGTGATCGCTCTCGCTGACCGCTGGAAGTCGATGACCTGGAAGGCGCCGTCCGAACGAGGACGTTCGTCGAGGCGCGTCTTGGTCGACGGCGCCCCGTACCAACCATCGAGGCGGCTGATTGTGTAGGTCGGGTTCCCGTCAGTCGCGAACTCGAGTCCATCGAGGGCAACCGTGATCATGGGCTCACCTGAAACCTTGCCTCGAGTTGCTGAATCACGAGCTCAGCGACCACCGCCGGGTCTTGCGTCTGTACCTGCATGGTGATCGAGCGGGAGCTGCCGCCTGCACCAATACCCGCGGGCATGTCGGCGCCGCTCGAAGAAACCAACGCCCCTAGCCGCCGACCCGACTCCTCCCAGATGGCTCTGTTGCGCTGCTCCTGTCCAGGCTTGCCTGAGATGAAGGCTTCCCACGGCACGTTTGGCTCGGCGAACTTCAGGATCCCTCCGGGCCGGCCCCGGTAGATGCCTTCGCGGACTCCGCCGTTCTCGTACTGCTCAAGACCGCCGTTCTCGCGCCCTGAAGCCAGCGCCTGCCCGGTCAGTCGTGCAGCGGCGGCCGCGGCGGCACGGTCCAGCCCATAGGTGTCGGCGAAGAACTTGACGGTCAGCGGCTTGTTGGTCCACTCGGCGTAGAACTTCGCCAGTGTGTTGGCTGCGGTAGCGACCCCTGAGAGCTGCACCTCGGTGGCGATGACCTCAGGTGTGGCGAGGTAGGACTCGGAGAGGATCTCAATCTCTGAGCGAGTGTCCCCCGCGGCGCGGGCAACCTCGACGTATGCGCTTCGCGCCTCATCGAGTACTGCGGTGGTCTCCTCCACGGACCCGGTCTGGGCATACACCGCGGCCGCGGCCTCATTGGCCGATCGTGCGATCGCGTCTAGCGCGGCCTGGTTGTCACTACCTGCCTGGGTGTTGATGTCGAGAGTGGCACCATTCTGGGCGATCGCCTCGGTGGCCTCTCGAATCGAGTCCTTGAAATCGCGCAGCGCTGATCGCGTGTCGAGCTGGCTCCGGCCGAAGTTGGCGATCGCGTCGGACAGCTCCGAGATCTCCCCCGATGCGTCCGCAGCGGCTGAGGAGATGTCGTCCAAGGCGGACCGGTTGTCGTCGGCGGCCGCCTCAGTGTTGCGGAGCGCAGCCTCAGCGTCTTCGAGCTCCTGCCGCGTTCCCCGGATGACGGTGGACACGACCCCGTACTCCGCCTGCAGCCCCACGGCGCGCTTCTGGTTGCCCGTCAGGCCTTCTGACACTGCCGCGAGCTTCGACTCGACCTCGGCGAGCGCCTCTCCGCCTTCCAGAATCGCGTCGGTCAGCTCGCGCTGTGTGATGCCGTACTTGGCCGCATCCTCAAACGCCCCCTTCTCCTGCAGGCGCGCGACGACGAGCTCGCGCGTGTAGGTGGTCACCGCGCCGGAGGTCTGGTTGAGGCTGTCCTTAAAGGCTGCGACTCGCCCTGCGCTAGCCGCCTGCTCGGCGACGAATGCGGTGAGGACGATGGTGGCGAGGCCGATGACGCTGCCAAGGCCGCCGATCGCGAGACTGGCACGGCCAGCAGAAACGCCGGTGGTCTCGAGTGCGGCCTTGAACGCGACAAACCGGGGCACGCCGATGAGGGCTGCTCCGCCGGCGAGGGCGACAGCAGCTGCGACTGCGGAGAATGCCAGGCCGCCGGATAGCACGGGTTCGGGCAGGGACCCGAACCCGTCGACCAGGAAGGTCGCGGTCTGCACAAGAGAACGGAGTACATCGTTCGCGCCGGAGCCGCTCTTGATCACGGCGGACTCGAACGATCCCTGGAGCTTCTCGAGGTCGCCGTTGAGGTTGTTGAGCCGGTCGGCTGCGACGCGGGCGGCGTAGCCCGAGTCGTTTGTCGCTTCGATCCATCCCTGGATCCCGGCCTGACCCTGCTCGTAGAACACCGATGCTGCTCGAACCGCGTCCGATCCAAAGATGATGGCCAGTGAGGCGTTGCGTTGCTGGTCGGTGAGACCCTTGAGCCCTCCTTGCAGCTCACCGGCGAAGGCGGCCGCACCGATGAAGGAGCCCTGCGCGTCGTATGCCGAGATACCGAGCCGGTCAAGTTCGCGCTGCGCCTCTGCTGATTGTGGGGTGAGGCGCTGGAGCATGGAGCGGAATGAGGTTCCTGCGTCGGATCCGAGCAAACCAGCTGAAGCGAACGCGGCGAGCACGCCGGTGGTCTCTTCGACGGACAGGCCGGTCTGCGATGCGACGAGAGCAGCCTGGTTCAGTGCCTGTGCGAGGTCTTCGACGTCGCCAGCGGCTTTGCCGGCGCCAGCGGCCAGGAGGTCGGAGACCGTGACAGCTTGGGCGCCGTTGAGTCCGAACTGCTTGATGGTGATGGCGGTGATCTCCGCCGCTCGAGCGACTTCGAGTTGCCCTGCCGCCGCGAGGCTCAGTGCAGCGCCGAGGCCACCCTCAAGGATCTGGGTGGTTGACAGGCCCGCCTTCCCAAGCTCCTCGATAGCGTTCGCCGCCTCGACCGCGGTGAAGACGGTTTCGCCGCCGGCTGCGATCGCGGCCGCGCGCAGCTGCTCCATGTTCGCCGTCGACTCTTGGGTCGCAGCCTGCACGTTCGACATGGCCTGGTCGAAGTCGGCGAACCGCTTGACCGCGAGCCCCACCCCGATCGCGGCGATCGCACCGAAGGCCAGTGAAGTTCGGCCAAGCTGCTCGAACCCTTCGCGCTGCTGGGCGAGCTTCGCGGTGGAGTCGTCTGCCATCTCACGGGTGGCTTTCGCCGCGCGCTCCATGCCGGCGACGTACCCGTTGACTTCCGCAAGGAGGCGAACCTTGGTCGTGCGATCGGCCATGTTCGCCTCCTTCGGGTTAGGGCGCGATGGTGCGCGGTGTGTCGCGCAGCTTCACCCGCCACATGCGGCCAGCGCGCTGGACTGGAGCGCCGGGCTTGTCGAAGGCCTTGTAGTAGGCCTCTCTCGCGGTCGCGAGGGTGTGTTCTGCCCAATCCATAACGGGCCCTTCGGCCTCGAACATGAACTGGTTGTCGGGGTTGGTGGCGACGTCGAGCGGGATGCCGTGCGCGGGGCGCTGTCGGTTGCGCATGTGGGCCAACAGCAGGTTGAGCTCGGGGGTGGAGTACTCGGGTTCGCGTACGACTCGGAACCCGACGAGCTGGTCGCGCTCGTAGACGGCCTCATGGAACTCGGCCGGCTCCCAGCCGCACAAACGGCGGGGCGCTACTCCGAGTTGGAGGGCGAGCTCGAGGACACCTGCCGACGCTTCTGCCCTTTTCGCGCCGCATCGACCGCCTTCTCGGGCGCGATCTCGTTGAGCTCAAAGATGGTGTCGCACACGCGCTGGAAGGCTGCGCCGTCGAGGGCCTTAAGCAGCTGCTCCCACTTGGCCATGGAGATGGCGCCCTCGTCGACGATCGTTCCGGAGAGAGGCGCTGCCTCGAGGATGACGGCACGGACGTTGTAGCCGTACTTCAGGTCGATGTAGACCGGGTTGTTGGCGGGCTTGTCGCCGGCCTTGCTGGCGGCGAGGCCAGCGACCCGGGGCGGGTGCTTGTCGACGAGCATGCCCCAGTCGATGCCGGTCATCTGCGTGAAGCGAAGCGTGTAGGGGTTGCCGTTGAGCAGCACGGTGACGTCGGCCGTCGGCCGCTCGGTCTGCGTGGCTGCGTTGAGATCGTCCAGGAAGGACATGGTGAACCTTGCGCCGTTGGCGCCGTCGGTGGGACGGGGGGTGGGGAGACGAGACGGCGCGCTCGTCTCCCCACCGGCTCTTGCTGGCGGCTAGGCCGCCATCGTCTGGCGGGTGACGACGCCGGTGACGAAGAGCTTCTGCGTCTTGGTGAAGACGCCGTTCGCGACGGGCGCGTCGTCCATCTGCTCGCCACAGATGACCGGCCAGACAACGACCTCCTGGGCGGCTGCGGCCGCGGTCTCGTTGGCCACCAGGGGGCGGACGACGATGTAGCCGGCGAGGCCCTCGGTGAGGACGCTGGCGGCTCCGGTGGCGCCGTCAACGTACTTGACCGTCAGGCCCTTGGTCTTCTTGCCGGGGCGCTGCAGTGCCTGAGCGAGGGTGAGGCGGTCGTCGACGACGGTCGCCTGATCCTGCTCGGGGTTCCAGCCGTCCGGAGTGAGGGAGTAGGTGATGTCGTCACCGTCTTCCCACTCAGCGACCGTGATCGCCGCGCCGGCGATTGTCGGCACGAACCGGATGCGGTAGTTGTCGTCGGTCTGAGTGCTCGGCGGAGTGGTCTCCAGAGCCATCGCGTACCTTCTTTCGTGAGGCCCCGGGGCGGGGCGATCTGGTGGGGCGCTGCCCCTACTTGGTGGAGCTCTTGGCCAGGCGCGGATCCTTCGCGGCGCCGCTCGAGGCGACGGGCGGCGCGTCGACGGCATCTTCGCCGTCGACGTCGGCCGCGGGCGCGATGGGCTGCGTGGCGGCCGGCTGGTCGCCGTGAACCGCCGGCCGCGGGCGGTTGACGGGGTTGGAGTCGATGACGTCCCAGTCAGGGCGCTGGGCGGCGCGCTCGGGGGTGACGTCGAACTCGTGGCCGGTGTTGCGGCTCTTGACGCGGATGAAGCCCATGGGGGTCTCTCTTTCTGGTTAGGCGGGAGCGGGTTGCGAGCGCCATCCAGTGCGGAAGACGTGGTAATGCAGTGGCGGAGTGACGCTGGCGTCGCGCTGCAGCGGCACGGGCGACTCGAACCAGCAGCGGTCGTTCTGCCTGCCGGCGACCGTGATGCGAGCGCCGCGGCCGCCCGGGAACAGCAGCTGGCGGATCAGGCTGAGCCCGATGCCGGCTTGCTCGGCCGAGTCTCCGACGATCCAGCCGGTGTACTCGGGGTTCTCCACCAGGTGTGGGCCGGTGAGGCTGTCGGTGGTGTTGGTGCCGTCGGCGGGGAACAGCACGACGTACGGCGTGGAGACGACGTCGACGCTGTTCGGGGCCGGCTTCGTCGCTTCTCCCACGAACGTCGCCTGCTGGAAGGTTGGAAGGGTCTCGATGAACGCTTTGAGAGCGACGGTGTCGGCGTAGCTCATCGGGCACCCCTGCTGATGTAGTTGCGGACGATGCCGCTCACCGTGCTCTGGCGCAACGCCTCATCGGTCGCGTCTCCGAGAGCCCTCTCGAGGCCGCGGACGAAGTCCGGCTCGGTCTCTTGCAGCGCGCCCGAGCCGTAGCCGCGTGGGGCGGTGTTGTTTCCGGGTGAGCCGAACTCCATGACCACGACGATCGGCGCCTGCAGACGACCGCGCTCCGGACCGATCTCGGCCTCGATGATGGACACCCCAAAAGCGCGCAGAACGGCGATGTCGTAGGTGATCGCGCGCGGGGCGTGCGGCAGCCCTTGTTCCCCCGTAAGCTTCTGCGCCCAGGCCTTCTTGACGTTGACCGCGCTGACCTCGACGGCCTTGCGAAGGTACGGGCCAGCGACGGTCGGAGCAGATTCGAGCTGTGCGGCGAGCTGGTCGAGCTCGGAGAAGTCGAAGTCGATGCTCACGTGATCAGCTCCACCTGCAGACGTCGTGCGGTGGCGTGCGTCTGGAACTGGATGCCGCGCACGCGGAACCGGATGCCGACCAGCGACGGATCCAGCGGGTTCGCCGTGATGGTCAGGATCATGTCGGGTCGCACGTCACCGGATCCGGCCGCTTCGACCGGGATCGACACCGTCGGGGTCTGCCGTGCGAGGATCTGGGCCGCTGCGTCGATGTCGTCTGCAGCGCCCGTGGGGAAGCGCAGCCGGCACTTGCCGCTGTAGACGGTCGCGGTGGTCTGCGTCCGCAGAGCGGTTGTCGGGTCGACGGAACCGGTGGCCTGCTTGGTGATCGTGCAGGTGGATTCCATCAGCGCCTCGGCCTGGCGGCGTCCGAGTCGAGCGATGCCGGCGGCGACGCTCATCGGGTGCCGACCACGTAGCTCTGGCGGACACCGAACTGCTCACGCAGCAGGCGGACGTTGCGGTCGCTGAGCGCGATGCCGGACATCTCCCCCGCGTCCGCGAACGCGGCGCGGAAGTCGTCGAGCTGCACCGAGGACAGGCCGCCAGCGGTCAGGCCAAGGTTCGCTTCGATCGGGAGCAGCGCCTGCGAGACGAGCACGCACGTCCACCGCACGAGCGAGGCCGGCGGCTCTTCGTAGCCGTAGGTGTAGGACACCTCGACGGGTGCCTCCACTCGGGTGGCGGTGGTGACCAGCGGACGGGCGTACGCGAGCGGCACCCAGAGGGTGTTGTCGCGGCGCACGTACTCGACGTTCTGTCCGTCACGCTGAACCGACTCGATGGAGACGAGCGGCTGGGACGGGATGTCGATGCGTCCGCCTTCCGGCCAGAACGTGGCCGTGGCCGTGGACTGGGGGTAGACCTGCTGGCCGAGGACGTCGTCCCGGAGGTAGGTGGACGCATCCTCAAGCAGCGCCGTGATCCACGGACGCTCGGCCTCGCTGAACTGTCGGTTCAGTCGCAGCTCGAGGTCTGTGTAGCTTGCGAATGCGTCCACCGTTGTCTCCTAGTCCGGGAGGCCGAGCGCGGCGATGTTGCCGGTGGTCGAGGCCTCGACGGTGATGCGGATCGTGCCGTCGCTCTGGAGGAAGCGGGCGGTCTCGACGACGACCCAGGCGATCTGGGGCGTGGTCGAGCCGTTGGTGAGCGAGACGGTGAGGTTGCCCTGCCCGGCCGCGTTGGCCGGCGGGTTGTCACCAGCGAGGACCGTGAACACCTTGGTGCTCGCGGTCGTGTTGGTGAGGCGGATCGCGATCTTCTTGCTTTCGCGGTCCGGGGTGAGGACGTGGTTGTCGGCTGCGACGATCGCGGTGCCGGCCGGGTTGGCGGTCGACGCGTTGAGGCCCAGCGGGCTGATGGGGACTGCGGTATCGGCCATGATCGGCCCTCCTTCTGTTCAGAGCGTTGCGGGATGGGGCGGGCGACGACGGGGTTCGTCGCCGCCCGCAGGGCCGATCAGGTGCGCGAGGCGATCAGGGTCGCGACGGCCTCCGGGCGCACGAGCTTGGCGCCGTAGACGTGCAGGCCCTTCATCGCGTCGGAGAACGAGTTCTCGGGCCGGTAGGACTCGGTCTTGACGATCTGGTCCGCGTAGGTGAGCGCGCCGGTGTAGCCAGCGCTCACGCGGTAGTCGTCGCCCGTGACGATCGGCACGTTGTTCGACATGAGGATGTCGAACCCGAACAGCCGACCGACCTGGCCGTTGCGCAGCGCCTCGGTCGAGCCCGACGCCGACAGGTCGGTGAAGATCTCCGACTTGCTCAGCAGGCCGTGGAACCAGGCCGGGACGATGCAGTACCGACCCTCGGAAGGGACATCCTTCTCGTCGAGGCGCACCTTCAGGTCGTTCACCGCGTCGACCGCGAGCGCCGAAGTGGTGATCGAGGTCGTGCCGATCTGGTTCGCGGCGTCGGCGCCCGTGTAGAGGCCGGCGACGAACTGGTCGGCGATGTCGCGGAGCGCGTACGCGGACTCGGTGGCTGCCTCGTTCATGAGCGCGCCCCCGTTGCCGGTCTGCGCGCGGTCGATGTCGTCGATCTCGAAGGCGAAGTACTTCGCCTCGGTGATCGTCAGCGACCGCTCTGCGTCGGTGAGCTGCTCCGGGTTGATGACCGTCACGCCCTTGACGTAGTCGCCGATCGTGGGGCGCCCGACCGAGATGATCTTGACGGTGTCGCCCTGGTCCCGGATCTCGCCCTCGTAGTTGCGGTTCACCACCCGGGGGCCGGCGAAGACGAGGTTCTTCTTGAGGGAGCTGAGCAGCTGTGCTGCCCAGATCTTCCGCTGGGATTCGTTGAGTGCCATGGTGGGCGCTCCTTTCGGGGTCGTGGCCTACTTCTTGAGGCCGAGCAGTCGATCCAGGCGGCCCTCGGTGCGGGCTTTCTCGATCGCGTCGGGGTCGTTCTTGTGGCGCTCGAGGTCGGCCTCGGTCCACTGGGGAGTCGCCGTGTCCTTGCCGCGGGCACCCTGGTCGGCGTCTCCGTCGAAACGGGGCTTCTGGATGACACCGAGGTGGGGCTTGCGGGTGAGGAGTTCGGCGATCGCGTCCGACAGTGCGTCGGTGTCGACGTCGCCGTTGTCGTCGACCTCGAACTGGGCGAGGTCGATGAACAGGGCTGCGTCGGAGGGGTCGGCGAGCTTGCCGGTGGCGGCGGCGCGGAGTTCGCTGCGAAGGATGCGCTCGTTGGCGGTCTTGATGGCCTCGGCTCGCGCTTCGGCCCGAGCCTGCTCGAGCGCCTGCTCCTCGGCGGGCTTGTCCTTCAGCGCCAGCTGGTCCTGGATCTCCTTCAGCGCGGCGGCGGCCGCGCGCGCTTCCGCCTTGGCGGCGTTGCGTTCGGCCTTCATGGCGTCCAGGGCCCGCTTGCCGGCGTCTCCGAGCTGCTCGGTTCCGTCGGTGTCGGTGTTCTGCTGGTGGCCGGTGTCGCCGCCGCTGTTGGCCGCGTCGTCGTTCTGCTCGTCGACGTCCGTCCCTGTGCCTGCTGCTCCGTCGCCGGCGCCGTCGAGGAACCGAAGGCGCGGACGGTGGGGCATGAGGTGGCTGCCGACCGCGGGCTGCGGGTGGCGGCAGGGGACGGTGGGCGTTGCGCCCGGGGTGACGGTCTCGGACATAGTGGAGTTGCTCCCTTGTCGGTTGGTGATGTGCCGCGTTGCGCGGCAACCTTCCGTCCGGGGTCGGACGGGAAGTGGGTGGGTCAGCTGCGGGTCGGCAAGCGCCAGAGGTACCCGTAGCGGTAGAGCAGCTCGCGCAGCCGCTCTTGGTTGCCGCCTGCCATGCGGACGATCTGCTCTGGCATGAGCCGCAGAGTGGTCGTGCGCCGGTACCGGCCGTCGCGGATCGCCTCAGCGGTGGCGTTGAACTCGCGTCGGCCGAACACACCGCGGATGGTCGTGCCTTCAGCGGTCGCGTACACCTCGAGTGGTGAACCGTCAGGTCGGACACCGATCTGGATCGGTCGCAGGCGTCGCACGTTGACACCAGGCGGATTCGACCCGAGATACCCGCGGCGAGCGTTCACCACCTGGATCGGGTCCGCCCCCGCCCGGATCGCCTCCGCCCCCGCCTTCGTGAAGATGCGATCCTGTTCGGCAGGAGTGAGCTTGGCGAAGTACTCCTCCGGGGAGGATGCGAGCTCGTCCGGGATGGGGCCCATCCGGTCGGCCGCCGCCCCCTTGATGGGCCACATCTGGCACCGGCAGCGCGGGTGGCGCAGGAACGGCTTGCTGTAGTCGTCGCGACCGGCGAGGATCGCGCACCTCGAGCAAGCGCCCGGGGAGACCACGCGCACGTAGGTGCTGTAGCCCTTCGCCGTGGAGATGGTCATGTCGGCCTGCCGGCCGATGTCTTGCACCATCGCCCCGACGAGCGTCGCGATGAACGCCGCGCCGGCCTGGAACGCATCTCGGCGGGGCACGCCTTGACCGATGAGGGTCTTGGTGTGCGTCACCGCCGAGTACATCTCCGGGGCGACCTCGCGGCCAGCGAGCGTGACGCCGGCGAAGCTCTCGTGCGCGAGCTGCGCGGTGATCCCGGAGGGCTGGATGCGGTCAACCGCCTGCAGGTACTGGTCAGCCTGGCGCGCGGCCATGACCTGCGCGGACGACACAGCAGCTGCCATCTGCGGCGCGAGCGCGTCCCAGCTCTCGTCGAGCACGTCGACGTCGACCAGCCGCCACAGTCCGAGGACTGCGGCGGTGGCGGCGTCGGTGACCGCTCCCCGCTCTCGTCGGTGCCGCGCCAGGACCTCGCTAGGCGTCGACACCGCTCATGCCGTCCTGCACGGCCTGCTGCACAGAGAACCCGAATAGCGCCTGGTCTTGCTGGCGCTTGAGCTCGAGGATTCGGGCACGCTCGAGCGGTCCGACCCCGTCGAGCTCGAGCAGGTACTCGAACGGGTACCCCATCTGCTGCTTCTTCAGCAGCGAGTCAGCCAGCTGCGCCTCGGAGCGGATCTCCGGGTTCATCCAGGACACCTTGGACAGGCTGACCTGGTCCGCGATCGCCTGCTCACCGAGCACGAGGGCGATGAGGCGGTTGAGCTCGCGCATGGCCGGCGACGCGAACGTCTCGAAGTCGGTGACCTTCTTGTTCAGACCGATCTCGCTGGCCTTGAGGCCTTCGCTGTTGACGTTCGACAGGCCGGTCTTGGACACCAGGTACGTCGGCGGCGTGCGCGTCTGCGAGGAGATGTGTGCGACGGCGACGTCGATGGTGTCGGTGAACACGTCGAGGCGGGCCGCCTCCCAGGAGTCGATCTTCGGGTCGTCTCCGTTCACGTAGAACAGGCGCTTCTCGCTGAGCTCCTTCATGTCGACCGGGCGTCGCCCGACCTCGTTGCCCTGGCCATCGAGGATCGGCACGGTGGGCGGGGCAGCGCCGAGCACCACACGCGCCGGCATGGACGCGTAGTCGGCGGCGAGGAACAGGTACGCCCACAGCAGGTTGATCGCGTCCTGCATGGAGATGACGCCGGCGATCTCGCTGATCGGGTCGCCCTTCAGCGGTGGCCGGTTCGGAACCTCGACCACCGGCACGACGCCGAGGGGGTTCGACAGCGGCCATGACTCGCTCTGGAGCTCGCGCGGGATCCAGCCGCCGTCGGCGCCCTTCTCGGAGCGAGCCTGCTCCGCCTGCGAGTCGAGCTCGGTCTTGACCGTGGTGCGGCCGCGCTGGAACTTCCACACCCAGTCGGGGGTGTACAGCGTCGCGTACTCCCACGTCTCGTCGACCCAGGTCTTGAGGGCGGCGACGCGCTTGAGCGGGTTGGCGAAGTCGTACTCGATCTCGACCTGGGAGGGGTGCTCCCACGTCACGACCGGCTTCTGCGTTTCGCGGTCGGCCCAGACGATGACGTAGCTGCGGCGCGCGGTGAGGGTGGTCACCCAGCCCTGAGATGACTGCATGTCGAGCTCGTTGCGCAGCCACCACTCGTGCAGCTGGTCGGCCGCGTTGCGGGCCATCTCCGCGTCGACGCCAGCTGACTGGGCGATGTTCAGGCCCGAGTACTCGATCCGCTCTGCTTCGGCGTTGACGACCGGAGCCGTCCAGTTGTCCGCGAACGTGTCGTATCGGGCCGCGTTCTGCGCCTGCCACTCGGCTGTGGCGAAGGTCAGCGGCTGCTTGCCGAGGTAGTAGCTCTCGAACTTCTCGATCTCGTCGCGCCGGTTGTTCAGGCGGGCGTAGATGCGGTTCACCATGCGGAGAGCGCTCACTGCGTCCATGCGTTCTCCCTAGTAGTAGACGGTCATCGAGGTGTTTGAGCTGTAGCCAGCGGCCGCGGCGTCGGAGGCCGCCTCGTGGGCGAGCACCGAGCTCATGGCGAGGTCGATCTTCTGCGTTTCGGAACCGTGAGGCTTGAAGATGAGGTACGTCTGGTTCGGCCTGGGTACCTCGATGGCGTTGCGGATGTGGTGAGACACCTGCTCGTCGCCGTCGTGCGTGAAGCCGGAGTCCGGCTGCAGCACGTCGGTCTTGAACCGCTCGAGCGCCGCGTGCATCTGCTTGGGCCGGTACGTCTCCCATCGCAGCACCCGCTTGGGCCCGTACTTCGCGGCCAATGCGTCGATCTCGGACTGCCAGTAGGGCGGGTCGAGGTATGCGCGGGCGACGTCGTATCGGGTGAAGAGTTCTTCGAACGCCGCGAGAACTTCGAGGCGCGGAATGCGGCCTCCGAACTGCGCGGGGTCCCAGATCGTCGGGCGCCGGTCGGAGTGGAACGTCGGCGTGAACTGGTAGCCGTCGAGCGTCTCGGCGCGGATGCCCGACCAGTCGTCGACGTCGGATCCGTCGAAGCCGAGCGCGATCGGGGTGCCGTCGGGAACTTCCCGGCGGCTCGCCTTGGCAGTCCACCGGGCGATCGGCATCCAGGAGCCCGCGCCGGCGACGACGCGGTTGCCGAAGAACCGTTCGGCGTCGGCGGGGTTGCGCAGCATGAGCTCCGCAGCCTCAGCCTCGATGGCATCGATGGACACCCAGGGTGCGCCTGCGTAGTTGAAGGCGAAGATCCGCCGCCGCTCGCGCTTGTTCTGGAAGCTGAGCTTCGCGGGCGGCTGGCGGAAGTCCTTGTTGACATCCGGCGCCGGCGACTCGTAGGTGCGCTGCGCGACCGAGTCCTGCGCGGGATCCCACGCGTTGGTGGTCTCGATCGCGCGGCCGCCCATGCCGGCGAGGCCTCGGCGTTGGGTCTCGGCGAGCTTGTGCCCGCTGTTCGACTTCACCCAGAGCCCGGTCTCGTCCTGCGGCGCGAAGGTGACGCGCTGCCCGAGTCGGGAGTTCGCCTTTGACGTCACGACGTCGATGCGGCCGTCTCCCGGGAGGCGGATGAACTCCTCACCGGTCTTGGTGATGATGTCCGCGAGCGGGCCGAGGTCGATCATCGGCCGCAGGGCGCCGTAGGTGTTGTCGGTCTGATCTTCGGAGGTAGCGGTGATCTGAATGAGGGGCGTCGACCACGGCCTGCCCATGGGCTCGCCGGGTTCGTACTCGTACTCGAACCCGCAGCCGCAGCCCCAGTCACGGCAGTCGTAGTACTCGCCGCCGGCGGCGAAGCCGTCGAAGATCGCGGGGCCCACACCCTCGAGGCAGACGAAGCTGGCGATGAGTGGCGACTTGCCCCACTTCTGAGCCCGCACCAGCTGTGAGCGGCGGTAGCGGAACGCGTCGGCGGGCTTGACGAATCGGCCGTGACGGTCGCGATCGCCGGCGCGCTGCGCGGTGGGCTTGACCGTGTAGTGGTTGACCATGAAGGTCAGCTGCTCGTCGCCGAAGACGAAGGGTTGCCCCCGGAGGTCGCCGTCGGGGATGACGCAATGAGCTTCGACCCACGTGGGGGCGACGAGGAGGCTGAGGTTAGGCTCCATGGGCGATCGCCCGAGCGCGATCGCGCACGCTCGGCACTCCCGGTGCCGCAACGCTCGAGGGGACGGTGGTGGTCCTTGCCTGGCGCCGCTGCCCGAGCTCGTCGGCGACGATCCTCCAACGCAGCGCGTTCATGCCGACGATCGACAGTCCGAGCTCGGCTTCCATGCGCAACACCGCGGTCTTGAGCCCCGCGGTCGCGTCGGGTGCGACGGAACCGATGTAGGCGCGCACGTACGCGGCAACCTGGCGCTGAAGACCGAGCCGCTCCCACTGCACGGCCTGCGGCTTCTTCCACAGCTCGCCCCACAGCTCGCGCTCGAGCCGGTTGGCCGCCGGAAGGGGCAGCGACGGTGCGCGGCCAGTGCGACCTTCGCTGGGCAGGTCAGTCCAGGCCTTGTCGTCCTTGCGGTCGCGGCGCAGCGCGTTTGGATCCGCAGGCGGTCCGCTGCGTGCACGAGCTCCACCACTGGGCATGTCGTTCTCTCTTCCTCGCCGTTGCGGCGCCCCCGTTGCGGAGGATCGAAGCGCCGGCTGGAGCGCCGACCAGAGTGTTTTGAACCCGACAGACGAAAAGTTCCCCTCCCCGGCGCGTCCCGCTGGTGGCGCCGCGGGGGTCTCCCCCCTGGTCTGTGGCTCGCTCCCCCGGGCTCGGCCTCGCGCCGTGGCAGCCGACGATCAGGTGGAAGAGTTCCAGCCTCCTGGCTGGTGCAGCGCTGTCTCCTTGCTGTGGCAGGGAGTGCACAGTCCGCGGCCGTACTGCGGGTCGTTCGGATCGAGGCCGAGCTCGATGAGCTCCGTGCGGCTTCGCGGGTGGTGGTCGGCCTCGCGAGACTCGCGCACTTGGCACAGCACACAGATGGGGTCTCGGCGGAGAACGGCTGCGCGGAAGCGGATGCGGTGGCCCTTGGTGTTGTAGGCCTTGGTGCGATCCCAGTGGCTGCGCTTGGCGCTCGACTCATGGATGTCGCATCGCGATCCGGCGTTGTTGTGCACGGTTGGGCAGCCTGGCGTGGAGCAGACACGGAACCGGGTCGACATCGACACCCCCATGCCCCATCCCCCGCCTAGTTCAGCAGCTCGATCGGGTGTGTCGGGCGGGGCGCAGGAACGCCTGGCCGGAGAAAGCAGCGTCGTGAGCGCCCTTGGCGTGCCCAAGCCCGCGTTGACGCCCTCGCCCGACAGGGACGCTCAGCACTCGGCGAGCATCCAGTGGCCGCCCGACCACATCCGGGAAGCAGAAAGGCCCCGACTAGGTCGAGGCCCGGCGGGTGGAGATCACCCACGCTATGCGAGAAAGCTCCCAGCATTGACCGCCGATCCAGAGGATTGCGACCGGCGTGTCGTCAAACACGCCTCGGCGAGCGCCGTTGTGGTCTATCTGATGAAGATGGCGGCGATGGCGGCGACGAGGGATGCGAGGGCGATCGCGAGTGATGCCTGGCTCATGCCGCGGGTGAAGCGCTCGACTCTTTCGCTGTCGTCTCGGCTGGAGCGTGCGAGTTGCACGGCGGCTTCGGTGAGGTCGACGAGAGCTGCTGTGTGCTTCGTCATGAGCGTGACTGCTTCGGCGGTGCGGATGTGGCTGTCGTCGAAATCGAACTCGGGGACCTTCACCGGATCGACGACCTCATTGGAGTATGTTCGAGTGGTGCTCGATGATTGGCTGGCGTTCTTCGCGGATGATCCGGCAGGGTGGGTCGGTGCTGGTCTGACTGCGCTGACGGTGCTCGCGGTTGTCGTTGGTGCTTTCTGGAAGTGGACGAAGCCTGCCGTGTTTGCTGTAGGGCGGTGGCTTTTGCGCAGTGTGAACTTCCTGTTGTCGTTGCGGGTGACGACGAAGGACAAGATCATTCGCCCGGTGAAGGTGCCGTTGCCGGTTGCGAGGTGGATTGTCAGGCCGAAGCAGGGCGGGCAGGACTGGGAGTATTTGCTCGGGAACACGAGCCCTGGCTCCGTGGCTCATGACGTGCAGCTGGAGGTGCATGACGATCGGCTGCATCTTGCGGATGGGGCGCGATGGGTGGAGATACCGGGAGAGCACGCTGCTCCGTTCTTGATGCGAGGTGACCGGTTCAGCTTCTTCACCGGCGTCTACTTCTCGGTGCGATGGACTGACGAGACGGGCAGACGTCAAAGGCACGACTGGGAGGAACGACTCGACTAGCCGGCAGTTGTGCCGGAATCTGGAGAAGTAGGCACGCGGTTCACTCCGCGCCGATCGCATCGAGTCAGAGGGCAGATGCCCGGCGCAGCGCCGTCATGCCCTCGCGAGCAATACCAGCGCAAGACGTGCGGATCAGCGCAATGCGTGGGCGGCTCGCAGATAATGATGCCTGTCGTGCTCACTGGTCTGCCTCCCTGCGGGAATCGGGCGAAGTGCGGGAGAACTCGATCAGCACCGCGCCCATTTCGGCAGCCTGTTCGCCTGTCAGCAGGATGCCCATGAACGTGATGCCGTTCGACACTCGAACCTCAGCGCCAGGGCGACGCATCGCGGTCACCGAGACGCCGACAAGATCGGGCCACTCGGCAGAACGCCATTCGTAGGGGTTGAGCCGCCCGCGTTGCTGATGTTCATCGGTGTCCAAGCAGTGCCCGCGCAGCTTGCCGTTCACCATCGCCTCGCCACAGTCCAGCCCACGACCCTCGGCGGGGCCGTGGTTGTGCACAGGGCTCATCGCTCTGTCTCCCTTCCGGAATCAGGAGTGTTGAGTCCGAACACCTCGCCAGCCACGATCTTCGGAACGCCTCTCCAAGACCGCTTCACGAGCATGCTCAGGTTCACGTACAGTTCATCACCCTGAACGATCAGCATGTACTCGCCGTCGCCCAAGTGCTCCAGATGCACGTGAGCGTCGAACGCTACGAGCTCGTCGAGAGTGCCGTCGTCATCGAACGTGAGTCGCTCAGCCACGGTCTGCCTCCCTGCCGGAATCGGGCCAACTTGGTTCCCAGTTGCCGGTGTAAGTGACGATTCGACGTTGCACGACCTCAAGGTCTTGCGGGTATCCGTAGTAGGGCAGCTCCTCGCGGGTGGCGGCACTGGTCAGCCACCGGGCGGTGTGCTCACCAAGAAGCTGGACATCGCCTTTCTGCATTCCGCCTCCGTTACTAAGCGCGCGCACGGCGTACTCGAGCCGTTCAACTCGACGCCCCTGATCTATGCCAGGCAGATCGAACAGCAGCTGAGTCATCAGTCGGTGCTCCTCTCGGAATCGTTTGAACTGGGGGCGCAGCACGGTCCCCACCACCACGCGGGGCTAGGTCCGCCGTCGCCTGTATCGCCGCCCATGTCAGTCAATGGCCCTCGCGTAAATCGGCCGCAAGCCTCACAGCGCACGGTCTGCCTCCCTGCCGGAATCGGGCGAAGCGGCGACCATTTCTCGCAGCGCTTTTTCGCCCATCTGAACCGCCTTGAGGTAGTGAATGCCCCAGCCGTCTGCCCGCAAGAGTCGGCCTAAGGTCTCCAACTGATCGGCTGCAAGTTCCGCGCGCATCACTGCTCTCCTGTCCCTAGATCGGGCGATCTTGGGTTCATGCGCTGAGTCCTTCCAGGTCGAACGTCTGTTGTGAGAGTCGCTTCACTGCGGAGGTCGCGTAGTCCTCGCGAGCCTCGAAGATCACGCATCGGCGACCGAGCGCTCGCGCGGCCAACGCCGTGGTGCCTGAGCCGCCGAACAGATCGAGGACGAGATCGCCGCGCTCGGTGCTGTACTCGATGAGCGGCGCGACGATGCCCACAGGCTTCTGTGTCGGATGCACCGCGCGACCGTGCTCGGAGCGCACCGGGATCACCGAGCGCATGAGCCGGGGCCCGCCGTCCTCCGAGACGTAGCTGCTCACGCCCCGTGAGCCCTGGTGCTCGCCCTTTGACTCTCGTCGACGAACGATCCGCGGACTCGCGTCCGCCGTGGTCAGCGTCTTGTGCTTCACATCAGCCCACTCGCCGTGATACCAGTGCGTCGCGATCTCGTGCACGCGGCGAAAACGGTCGGCGGCAAGCCCTGAGCCGTTGTGCTTCTCCCAGACGATGTCTTGCGCGAATCGATAGCCCGCCTGCGTGAACTCGTTGCCATGCTCGAGGAACATCCGCATCGACCCGAAGCACCAGAGCGCGGGTGCGATCGAACAGGCATCGTCAAGCCAACCAGTCGGCCAGCGGTCCCACTCCAGGCTCGTCTCCCCGTAGGGCGGGTCGGTCACGATCGCCGTGGCATCCAGCTCCGAAAGGTCAGCGTCTCGGTAGTCGCCGAGGTAGAGCTGCACTAGCTCGTCGGCATAGATCAGCTCAGGCATCCGGCACTCGCGGCTCGGAATCGTGTGAATAGCGGTCGAGCGCCCAGCGCAGCACGCGCGCCCGAGCGCGCTCGTCGTCTAGGCCCTCAACCGCGTGCGTCACGATCTGCATCGCCCGCAGCTCCTCGTCGTCGCCCACGACTGGGAAGGTGACCCACATCGTGCTCGGCTCGTCGTTCATCGCTGCTGTCCTCTCTCTGAATCTTGTGCACTACGGCAACCCACGGCGAGCGCCGTGGTTCTCTGTGCGCGCTCGGCGGCGACGATGGTGAGCGCGTGGTTCATCGCTTCGGCCCAGGTGGGGAACTCGCGTGAGGCCTTCCAGGTGTTGCCGGTCCAGATGAGCAGGCATGCACGCCAGAGGCCGTTCTCGGAATCGCTGAGCCACACCATGGCGCGAGGCGGCTCGAGCTCGTGCTCGTGACCGGCGACGTCGACCCACCGGCCGGTCGCGTTGGCCACGCCGCGCTCGGCCGCGTGCCGGCTGCAGTATTGCTGCTCAGCCACGAGCGGTCCCCTCCTCGGCGAGCGACGGTGCTGTGACGAGTGCCCAGAGGTTCGGGAGGGGTTGCAGGTACTCGCAGTGTTCGCTTTCGCATTCGGTGCAGGCGTCGGCGTAGCGGGTGTCGCGGCACAGGTATTCGCCGTCCCAGGAGGGGACGTGTGTGCCGTCGCGTGAGAGTTCGTCGTCGTCGGGGTCTTCGAGTTCGCCGGTTTCTTCGTCGACGCTGCGCGTGTGGCCGAGGGCGACGCATTCGGGGTCGTAGGCGAGGTGTGCGAGGAAGCCGTCGCGGTCGTGCATGGCGCGGTCGTGGTGGTAGCGGGCGATAGTGGTTGAGAGGCCTTCGCACCACTGAGCGACCTCGTCGTCGTGCTTGAAGCTGGCGAACCAGTTGCGCAGCTCGTCGGTCGTGGTCGGGACGTTCTCGGCGTAGTCGGCCATCAGTCGTCCTCGCGTTGGTCGAAGTCGCAGCGCCACCGATTGCCGAACTCCGTCGACCACTGCAGGAACGTGCCGTCGGCCGCATTGCACGCGTCGCGGGCGGCGGCGATCTCGGCGATCTCCTCCGGCGTCATGGCCCGGTTGCCGCCACAGCCGGCGAGGAGCAGGATCACCACGGCGAGCGCCGCCACGGTCGCGGCCCTCACGAGTCGCTCCCGAGGATCGCGTCGGCCAGAGCGAGCGCTTCTGGGGCTGCGGCTGAGCCGTCGCCGTCGAGATCGGGGTCGAAGCCGAACTCCGAGTCGGGTGAAAGCCAGCGCTCTACTCGATCCAGCCCTGCCATCAGAACCGCAATCTGCGCGTCGATCGTGCGGTGCAGCATCAGGATGCGGTCCGCGTCGCCCGGACCGATCAACCCGAGCACCTGGCGTCCGCCGCCCGGGTTGACGGCGTCAATCCAGCCCTGTCGGCTGAGCAGTCCCTCGTCGCCCGGAGTGGTGAAGTACCACGTCTCCCCCTGGGCGGCCTCGAGTTTCTCGATGGCGGCCTGCAGCCGCTCCACCGACGTCACAGGAGACCCTCACGCTCAAGCAACTCGATCGCCTCCGACACCAACTGGAACCGAGCAGCGTCACCACCCTGATCCGGAAGGGGCACCCTGAGCGCAACCCGCGCCGCAAGCTTCAGCGTCTGCGGCCCAGCGCCATCGACCGAGCGCTCCGAAGCGATCCGACGTACAAACGCCTCGGCGCTCGCTGCGTCGTGGAAGGGTCGCGCGGCGGTCGCCTCGAGCGCCAGGAACCCCCGGTACTGCTCGCCCCGCTTCGTGACGCCGTACCGGTCGACCTTCCGCAGCGCCTCCAGCGCGAGCGCGATCGCGCGCAGGTTGTCCTGCCACGTCGTGAACGTGTCGCACGGGTACGACAGAGCGCCGTGCTTCGACTGCATCGTGAGAATGACGCCCGGGTGCTCAGGCTTGGCCGTCGAGCGAGGGTAGCCGTCGAGGCGGAACGCCTCGGCCGGGATCGCGATCTGCAGGCGCACGTCGGTGGCGTTGAGCGCTCGGATCTCCCGCTCGAGCACCTCGAGCGTGGAGTTCAGCGTCGCTGAGAACGGCGACGACTGTCGGCGGGCGGTGAGTGGCCCGGGCCACTGGCCGATCGGGTCGACCTTCATGCGGGGCGGCCAGTAGTTCATGGGCGGTTCCTCTCTGGGTGGGGGTCAGTAGCAGATGTCGCAGGTGCAGCCGTCGCGGCCGCCGGACTCGCATCGCGGTGAGGCCTTGCCGGGCGTCATCGGGGAACGGGGAGCGGTCGGGTTGGTGAGCTCGAGGATCAGGAAGCGGCACTCGGCTGCAGACGTGCGTGCCTCGTCCAGCTGCGTGATGTTGCCGGCGTCGAGTGCGCGCTGGGCGGCTGCGTCCCACATGGCGGCGCGAGCGGACAGCAGAGCGACCAAGTCGTCGAGGGTCGCGTTCGCGGGCACCGCGCCGCGACGCGTGGGCGGGTCGACGAGGGTGACGGGGTCGATGGCGTCGAGCACCTGTCGGACGGCGTACGTGCCGGCGGTCGTCTTCACTCTCTGGGTGATGGTGGTGCGTGCCGGGCCGCCGAGGAGGGGCCGTGCATGCTCGATGCTGTGGAGCGGACCCGTGTTGCCGTTGATAGTGACGGTGTCGCCGATGTGGGCGGCGCCCAGGTGTCCGGCTCGGATGCGTTCAGGCACGTTCGGCCTCCTTGTGCTCGCGGATCAGGTCGGCGATCTTGCTCTTGCCGTAGGGGACGTGGTCCGCGATCTCGCGGGCACCCTTCCCCTGCTGGTGCAGACGCAAGATCGTGGCCATGTGGTCGTCCGGGACCGGTGCGCCGCGACGCGGGCGGGCCGCGGACGGAGCGGACGACAGCGGTCGGACAGAGGCAGAGGGGACGTGCGCGTTGGCGGCGGACGTGGTGAGGGGGCGCGGACGGTTCGCCGGGTTGAGGACGGTGTTCACCGCAAGGTGGACGACGACGAACAGTGTGATGGCCGGCACCGCGTGGACGGCGATCGCCGCCCACATCGGCGTGGTGACCTTCTCCGGCTCCAGCACCAGCACGCTGAGGCTGTTGTTCGCGATCGACAGCGTCGTGAAGAACGCGGTCGTCCACCACACGTACGCCCGCTGCCCCCTGGTGAGCGTCGGCACCCAGATGCCGATCAGCATCGCGGAGAGAATCGCGGCGTCCACCACGAGCGGATAAAAGATCGCCAGGTCGGCAGGGATGCCGGCGGCCACGGCGACGGTCACGTGATGGTCAAAGCTCATCCGGAACGCGGCCGCGCCGACGAGCGCGAGGATGAGGTTCAGCGCAATGCGCTGTCCGCGGCTCGCAGTGTGGGTCGTGGGTTTGCGGGTGGCCATCAGGGGGACTCCTCAGATCGTGTCGGTTCGGGCGGCGGAGCGGAGGTGGTGCGTCGGCGGTAGGTGGCGAGAACATCGGCGTACGAATAGCGGGCGGGCCTCGTGTCGGGCTGCCGACGCCACCCCTCGATCGAGGCGAGGTTCGCGGCCCGCTTCGGGGAGACGTCGAGCATGAGAGCAGCGGTGGCCGCGTCGACCCATCGGCGCTCACCCATGCGGCTCGTCTAGGGTGAGGGCCAGCTCCCCCCACTCCCCCGGCGTGTATCGCCGGTGGTCGGGATTGACGGTGCACACGACCTCGGACGGGTGACGGTCTGCCTTGGCGCGCAAAAGCCCGACGAGTGGCGCCTCGCACAGCACCACTCCGTCGTCGAGCTCGAGCACCAGGTCGCGGCAGCGCGCCCCAGGCAGCACCATGCGACGGAACACCGGCCCGTTCAGGGCGCCCTCACAAGCGCGCCGCAGCTCCAGCAGGGACCGCAGAATGTCGGGGCCGACCCCGCCCGGATACCGGGCGAGCCAGTCCCCGTACCAGCGGGACAGAGCCACGAGCGCCACGCGGGGGTCCATTCCCTCCTGCAGGTTCCCGTGGGTGACGTGGTGGGTCGCGCTCGGCGACCGGTAGTCGTGGAGCACGGTGCGCACGAGGTAGTCGCTGAACTCCTGCACCTGCCGGGCGACCACCGTCGCCCGCGGATTCCACAGCTGCGACACCGGGTCCGACACCGTCGACGAGGCTCCTCCGCGCCCGGTGTCGCGAGCAGGCGTGCGCAGGATCGCGGCACGCACGTCGGGCAGACGCTCCGCGAGGTCGAGCAGCACCCGTCGCATCTGCTTCTCGTGATGGATGCACAACTCCGAGCCGTGCACCGGACGACGAGCGCCAGAGTTCGCCAATGCGCGCGCGGTCGCGCCGCGGTAGGCGGAGCCGTCCACCATGGAGCAGTTGGTGGCAGCGCACTCGGTGGCTGTGCTCGGGTTCACCCATTCCGGGTAGCGGTGCATCAGGATCCCTTTCAGGCGTTGCGGTCGGGGGTGTGCTCGGCGAGCAGCTCGCGGAACTGGATGAGGTTGCTGGCGTGCACGCCGAGCACGTCGACGGCGTCGAACCGGAAGCCGTCGATGCGGATCGTGGCGACCAACTGCGACAGGTCGTCCGTCATCACAAGGCGACGGTCGGGCTGGTTCACGTCGACGACCCACATGAAGCCGGCCGCCTCGACCGCATCACGCAACGTCACGCCCAGCTCTACGGCGAGCGCCGTGGGGTTCTTCGGGCTCATGCGGTGGGGGCCCCGTTGGCGTTGTCGATGAGGGCTTGTTCGGTCTCGCTCAGTGGGTACCCCCAGCTGGCGAGGAGCGTGCAGTACTCCGGCACTTTGCGCGCGCGCCAGCCCTTCCAGGACTTCGAGACGCCGGCGCTGAGCTCGATCTGGGCCAGCGCGATCGCGACGAGCGCGGTCGCAGTCTTGGTGGGGTTCTGGTCCAGCCACTTCGACACTCCGCTGGCTCCGTAGATGCTCTCTTGGGTGCCGAGAAGTTCAGCTGCGAGCGGGCCCCACTCCCACGCGCCACCGCTGCCGGCTTCGCCGAGGTCGACCCATAGGACGAGTTGCTCCCATCCGGTCGGCATGGTCTTGCGCTGCAGGAGGGTCTTGAGCCAGTCGCGGCGGACCTGCACGATGGAGGGCCAGACCTTGGCGGCGGCGGCGTTCTCGGCTCGCTCTGCCTTCTCGGCTTCTGTGAGCTGCTTGGGGGCCTGTCGGTCGTGGTCGCGGTGGCCGTACTTCGACGGGTCCGTGCAGAGGAGGTGCAGTTCAGGCTCGCCGTTGTAACCGCGGCGGCCGATGTAGGCGGCGTGGCCGGGGCACGATTCGTGTTCGACGGGGTCGAGCTTCTTGCCGGTGGTCTTGTCGACGAGCCAGTCGAGGTAGAGGTGCTTGTTCTTCTCGTTCGCGTAGTAGTTGCCCTTCGACGGCTGGTCGACGATGGTGAGGCCGTGCTCGGTCGCGGCGAGGGTGAGGTCTGCGATCTTCTGGGCGCGGGCGCGTTCGGTGAGTACCTGCTGGAGTCGGTGCTCGAGCTGGTGCGGGTAGCGGAGTACCTCGGCGGCTTCTTCGTCGTTGAGGTCGGCTTCTGCGATCTTGGCGGCTGCCTCGAGCGAGATCTGCGGCTGCTCGAACGCGGACGCGGCGACCGGGCTCTCGGCGACGCGGATGACCTGCTCCACTGACGCCTTCGGCATGCCGACCTTCTTCGCGATCGAGGCGGCCGGCATCTTCAGGTCGAAGGCGAGCTGCTTGACCGCCTCGACGGTGTCGGCGCGGGTGAGGCTGGCGCGCTGGTCGTTGACGACGATCTGCGACACGATGCGCTCACCGTCGTCGGCGACGGTGTCCTGGATGATGACGGGGACCGTGGTGAGGCCGGCTTCGATGGCGGCGAGGGTGCGGCGTTGTCCGTCGAGTACTTCGAGGCCGAGGGTGGTCTCCTGGGCGATGATCGGGATCTTGACGCCGTGGGTCTTGATGGAGGCGATGAAGTCCTTGGTGAGGGCGACGTCGCGGCGAACGTTGGCGGCGACGTTCAGGTCGCCGGGAGCGACTTCGCGGATCTGCATGGTGGTCTCCTGGGTGGTCATGAGGCGAGGGCGGTGAGTTCGGCGGGCGCGGGGGCTGCGGTGGTGAGGGCTTCGCGGACGAGTTCGGGTTCGCCTATCAGCCAGGTCCACTCGACCCACGTGTGGGTGGTGGTGTAGCCGGCGGCGTGAGCGTCGGCGAGTTCCTCCGTGGTGAACACGGCGAGGACACCGTCGTCGCTGTTGACGATCCAGATGCGGTCCGCGGTGGGCTCATCGAGCGCGCCGAGACCTTCGATGCGGTTTGGGTAGAGGGCGTCGAGGATCGCGTGGCGGTCGGCGAAGTAGCGGTACACGGTGCCGATGGATGCGCCGGCGAGTTCGGCGACGTGCTTGGTGGTGAAGCTGTCGCGGCCGTGGGTCGCGATCGCCTGCCGGGCGGCGTCCTTGAGCTGGTCCAGGCGGGTGCGGGCTCGGAACTGGACGGGCTCGACGCGGAGCGGGGCGGTGTGGTCGTTCATGCGGTTCTCCTGATCGGTTGGGCGGGCGGGCGGGGGTCGGGGGTGATGTCGTACAGCTCGCGGCGAATGAGCTGCTCGATCGCGGCCGCAGGGTCTTGCCGGCTGGTGGTCCACCGTTCGAGCTCGAGGCGAGCCAGGTCGGGGGTCAACTCGGCCAGCGCGGCGGCCGCGAGCTTGCGGGTGATGGTTGTGGGCTTGGTCATGGGCGGTGGGTAGTGCGGGGTCGGGGGGTGAGGATTCGGCGGCAGGTGATGGGGTCGAGTTGTTGGGCGGTGGAAGTGGCGGCGAATTGAAGAAGGATCTGCCAGTAGCGGGTTCGGGTGAGGCCGAAGCGTTGGCGGATGAGGGTGTCTTTGCCGGCCGGGTGGGGGTTTTCGGCTTCGAAGGTGAGCAGGTCGGCTGCAGTGAAGTTCGGGCCGGTGGGGGTGGCGTCGGTGGTCATGAGATCCACCCGGGGAGCGGGGTCTTGTGGGGTTCGGCGAGCCACTGGTGGATGGTGGTGTTGGTCCAGTCGATAGGGCGCCAGACGGCGACGAGGGTGCCGACGGTGGCGAGGTCGCGGAGCCATGCGGTCTGGGCGGGCGACAGGCGGCCCTTCATCGCTTTGAGTTCGACGAGGGCGGACATCTTGTGGCGGGTGTGGAGCAGGTGCAGGTCGGGGTAGCCGGGTTCGCTGCGGACGGAGGAGTACGTGTGATACACGCGCCATCCGAGGGAGCGGGCGGCGCCGATGACCGAGTCCTGCAGTCGCTTCTCCGGCATGGTGGCTGCGCGCAGTTGTGCGTACTCGTCTGCGGTGATGGATGCGGCGTCCATCAGAGGTTCTTCTTGCCGAGGAGCTGGCGGCGGCGGTCGAGGAGGGCTTCGATGAGCTGTTGGAACAGTTCGGCGATGACGCGGCTCTGGACGATGGGTGGGGCGAAGGTCAAGAGCGTGTGGGCGGCGTCGGCGAGGTCGCTGTTGTGTCCGTAGTGGCCGAGGACGAGGGCGCCGGAGAGGATGCCGGCGGTCTCGTCGGCGCGGAACTTGAAGCCGGCGAGGGGGATGTCGCCGTCGTTGCCTCGGGTCTGAGCGATCAGAGTGCCCTCGCGGACAAGGTTCTGCACCAGCCAGGCCATAAGTTGCTTCGCGTCGTCCTCGAGGAGGGTGGCGAGTTGGCTGCCGAGTTGGTCCTGGTAGGGGCAGTCGGTCGGGGCGGAGCTGCAGCTGGCAGTGGTGGGGTCGGCGTGGTCGTTGGCGAACTCGACGAGTGTGGTCCAGAGGGCCTCGTAGGGGCCGGCGGTGGATGCGGTCATGGGCGGGGTTCCGTTCTTCGGGTCACGCGGTTCGGAGGGGAATGACGTCTGCGCCGAGGGCAACCGCGTTGGTTGCGATGACCAGTTCGGCGATCTCATGGGCGTTGGTGCGGCAGATGCCGGCGACGTAGGCGTCGACGTCGCGGACGGGTTCGAGGCGGCGGTCGCGGCGGCGCAGGACTTGTTCCACGACGGCGAGGGCGCCGAGATCGCTCAGGGCGGTCTGGGACGCGGTGGCGATGAGGTCCCGAACGGTTCCGACGTCGCGGACGCCGAGGCCGGCCGCGACGTGGGCGGCGTGTTCGTCGAAGGTGATTTCCCGGTCCTCGTCGAGTCCGATCGCGCGCACATTTGGGTCGGGACTTGACTCGGGATGGGGGTGATAGTCAGTCCAGTCAGGGGACGGGACGGGACGGGACGGGACGGGGTGTTCGGACACCCCTTGTTGTCCCTTGGGTGTCTCTCGCGCCTTCCGAGCGTTGTCCCGCTGGGACACTTTGCGGACACGTTCGGCCTCACGTTTGGCTTCGACCTGCTTCTTCGACGGATTGAGCGAGAGGTAGTCGTGGATGACGATCCCGCCCGCCGGCGGTTGCGGGCACCGTTCGCAATCGTGGCCAGCGGCATGCCAGAGCTCCACGCGGACGAGCTCGGCGACGAGGGGTGGCTTGCTGCCGATCTCCTCGAGCTCAAAGTCCTCCAGGATGCCGTCGGTGAGGCCGCGGCCGGCTGAAGAGAGAGCCAGAGTCCACAGGCCCATGCACTCCAGTCGGGTGCGGCGCTGGATCTTGATGACCTTGCGGTGCACGCCGAGCTGGTCATCGAGTTTCAGCCAGCTCATGCGGCCCCGATCTTCGCGACCGCCTTCAGTGCCTCAGCGGCCTTCAGGATGTGCTCAGCGGCGGCCGCCAGATCTTCGGCCCAGGCCGGCGCTGCAACCGCGGCAAGTGGCGACGGGGCGCGCTCCGACGTCGGTTCGGAGACCGGCCGAGTCTTGCTGATGTCCAGCAGGTCAGCCTCACCGTGGTCGACGAGCTTCCCGCGGTTCGCCGCTCCGGCTTCGCTTCGGTGCGTCGGCTTGCGGTCGTTGTCGATGTCGGACCATGCGTAGGGGCTCGCCCAGCCGAAACTGCGCGCAAGGCGCTTGGATCGGGCGATCGCTGCATCTTTCTCGGCCGCGGTCTTGCCGGTGGGTTCCGGGAGCAGCTCGCGCATGCGGCGGAACTCACGGTCGATGATGCGGTGATTGAGCTCGGACATCGTGGCGTGCTGCTCGAGCAGGAGCCACCAGATCGCGTCGACGCTGAGTTGGGTTGCTCGAGCGATGTCGACAGGCGCGTGGCCGGCGAATACCAGGCCCTGCAGTCGGCGCGACGCGCCCACAGCGCTCACGCGGCCCGCGGGGATCGTGGGGGTTTCTGCCGAGGTGTGGGCGGTAGTAGCCCGCTCCTGCACCTCGGGGGCCGGAGCGGGCGGTGTCGCAGCGGCCACCTGCGCACGCTCGAGGTTCTTCTTCGCGGCCGCGCGTTCACGCTGGTAGTCCGTCTTCGCCTGGCGGCACAGTTCGTGGGTGCATCCCCTGGTGTAGTGACCGCGCAACTGGGCCGGGGACATGGTGTGGTGGTCGCCAGGGAGGATGTTTTCCGGGCGGGGAAGACGGGGGTTCATCGGGTTCCGATCGGCAGGGCGGCGGGCGGGCGTGCGTGCGCAGAGCAGCGGGGGCAAAGGGTGGTCTGCGGGGCGGTCGTGGTCGGGCTGCTGATGATCCAGCCCGCGCGGCTGAGGTAGCCGGCGACGAGGTCGAGGGTGACGGTGTCGGTGTGCACGACCCGTGCCGGGCAGAGGTCGCAGGAAAGGGTCACGACGATGCCGGGCGCATTTGTGACGGCGGCGGTCATCCGGTGGCCTCGATCTGCTCGAGCATCTGGTCGACGACGACGTCAGCGAGCAGCTGCGCAGCGTGCTCGGTGGTGACGCCCTGCGTCTCGATGAAGGTCGCGATCGGCGTGCGGGACAGCGTGAACGTGCGGCCGCTCTCCTGGTCGACGAAGACCACGGTGTACTTCTCCGGCAGCGTCGCCGGCCTCTGGGCGTTCATGCGGGGTCCAGCAGGGTCGGAGCGGGCTGCTCGTCGATCGCGAGGGTGGACACTCCCCCGAGGCGCGTGTGCAGCTCCTGCAGTCCGGCCTGGGTGATGCGGATCTGCGGGCACAGGACGCGCTCCTCGCGGCGTTCGTAGCCGACCCGGATGCGGTGCCGCACGAGCCACCCCTCGTCCAGCGGCTTCGGCGCCGGCACCCAGATGCCGAGCTCACGGGCCGTCCATCCGAGAGCAGAGATGGCGTCGAGGAGGGTCTGCTGGCCGTAGGTGAGGGCGGGGTCGCGGGAGAGGATGACGGCTGCTCGGCGGAGGGAGTAGGTCGCAGGCTCCGCGCCGGGATCCTCGGCGACCTCGGTGGAGGGCTGAGCGGAAGGCGGGTTGAGGAGAGCGTCGACGGCGGAGCGAAGCCAGGCGAAGAGCTCGTCGACGAGGTTGGGGTCGGTGTGGTTGCGCTGCGCGATCTGCTCAAGCCGATCGATCGTGTACAGCGGCGTCGAGGAGCGAGACTCGTCGACGACGTCGTCGCGGAACTTCACCCCGGCTGGCAGAAGGCCGACGGCTGCCAGAGGGTAGGAGCGGTGTCGGTTGATGGTGTCGGTGAAGATGCCTAGGGCGGCGAGGGCGTCGAACCCGTAGACGAGGATCTCGTCGGTGATGCAGACGCGGACGTCGACGCCGCGGCCGATCCACCTGAGAGGAACGATTGCCGGCGTAACGCGCATGGTCGCGACCATCAGCTGCGACGCCGGGGTCGGTTGAGCAGGGACAGGGCGAGGACGACCAGGCCGGTGAGGATGGCGCCGACAAGCAGAACGAGGCCTGCGGTGAGCGTTGTGACCAGGGCGCGATCGTCGGATAAGGCGATGGCGGTGGTGATGCCCTTCCCGACGGGGCTGGCGAACATGCCGGCGATCGAGAAGGCCACCAGGCTGAAGGACAGGGGGGCGCTGATGTTCGGGTTGCTGAGGGTTCGGCGCCAGAGGGGGACCTTACGGGTGTTGCGCATCGTTCTACCTCCGGGCTGTGAGGGCGGTGATGGTGAGTAGCGCAGCTGCGGTGACGACCGCACTGATCGGATGAGACGCGGCAGCGTGGATCCCGAAGAACGCCGCGCCAAGGACGCTCATCGAGACCAGAGCGCGGATCGGTGCGGGGGCGACTCGTGCTGCAGCGCTTCGGGTGTGTGCGCTGGAGTCGCCCCCGCTGGGGGGAATCGACGGTGACCGGGGGGTCGTTTGAACCGTCGACTGGGTCGGCTGATTGGGGGATGCGCCGACCACGGGGTTCCCACGTCCGTCCCGCTCCCGAATCGGGGCGAACGTGGGGGTCACGAGAGGGCTCCAAGGATGAGCTCGACAGTGCCGAAGAGTCCGATGGCCACCATGAGCGCGATCGTGATGAGGCCTGCGACAGCGAGGCCGCTTGAGACCAAGGGGAGGCGACGTGGGGTCATGCTGGCGAGGCCAGCCATCGCCAGGAATGCGACCGCGGTGAGGCCAAGGCCGCCGGCGTAGGCAAGAGCAATCACGGGCGGACCTCCGGGTTCGATACGCTCCGCGTGTGAGCGAAGTCCTCTGGCTGGCTGCCGGCGTGATCGTCTCTGCCCTCGTCGGTATCGGCGGCCTGCTGGTCGGCATGAAGGGCCAGCGCCTCGCGAAGCAAGCGGACGGCCGAGCGCAGGCCGCGATCGTTGCAGCCGAAGAAGCGAACGGCATTGCCCGCGCGGCGAACCAGATCAGTAAGGAAGCGAACGCAATCGCTCGGGTCGCGGCCGGCGAGCAGGGCGAGGACTGGCACGTCGACTTCGATGTCGACTGGGATGCCTATCTCGAGGGCGTGGTGGTTCGGAATAGCGGCCGCGATGCGGCGAACCAGGTTTCCCTGATCGTCGCGGGCGAGCATCTGCACCACACCGATGTCATCGATGTTATAGAACCCGGGCAGATTGCCATCGTCAAGATGCCGCAGATAGCGAAGATGAGACTCGAGAGCATCAAGGTCCAGCAGGCCACCTTCGAAAGCCTTCTTGAGGTCGGAGTAGTTGGGATGCCCCCGCACTTCGAGCTTCGAGCCGACGTGACGCTCGTCTGCGCAAGCCCCCTCGGCCGAGTTCGTCGGCAGCAGGAGAAGGTCACCATCACGTAGCTCGAGCTCGGCACGCTCCCGGAGGCTGAACGCCGCCGCTGGGATCAACTTCGTCACGATGCTTCACCTGCCGCTCGACGGCGGAGGCCCGCGATCGTGCGCCCGAGGCGTCGTTTCTGGCGAGATTCGCGGGACGGGGCCGGCGTGCGCTCCTGTCCCCGTCCCGCTCCCCTACCGGACGCAGGCGAAGGGAGAGCCTGCTCCTGGTCGGGGCCCTCTCCTACAGTTGGCCGTGCGAGGTCGGAGGCGCAACTCCGAGGCTCGCCCAACTGAAGGGAGTCATCATGCGTGCTTGGCTGTTGTACGGAGGCGATCGCTTCGAGCTCGCCGAGGACATCGTCGACGATGTTGAGGAGGTCCTTAACCAAGTCGCCCACCAAAGCATTACGACGCTGGAGAAGGTCGCGCTGGCCGGAGGCGGGGATGCCCTGCTGCTCTTCGCGCCAGGCATCTCGGTCGGCATTGTGACGGAGCCGGACCGCGCAAGCACCATCTATGCATGACTGGTCCTTTTCGAGGAGGTCGGCGGTGGGGTCCTTGCGCATCAGGACTGCGCATCCGCGATCGACGCACGACTTCGACTTCGGCTTGTAGTAGGTCAACCTCGTGACGCTCATGACGCGCTCCGTTCTGCGCGACCTGCGCGACGCATGATCGCGCCGCCGGCGGCGATGAACACTCCGGCGAGGACGACGATGGGCAGGAGCGCGTCGATGGAGCCGGTGTCGGCTAGCTGGTCGGGCGCGGCGGGGCCGCATTCGGTGAGGCAGATCCCGATCGGGGGGATCAGCTCGGGCTGGTTCGGGTCGACTGTGCGCGTGGGAGCGGGCTCGGGGAGCGGCTCGACCAGGGGCAGGTCGCTGACGCAGCTGGTTGGCAGACCGTCAGCGTTGAGCCAGCCCGGGAAGGTGCCCTCGGGGCAGGTGTAGTCGGTGGGGAGCGGGGTCGGCTCGGTCACGCTGCATCACCGCCCTCGGCGAGCGCCGCGAGGAGGCTTTCGACCTGGGCCGGGTTGTATCGCCGGTGGCCGTTCTTCCCGAGTCGGATCGCGGTGAGAGTCCCATCTTTCTCAAGTCCAAGGCGCTTGGCTCGGCTGATCCCGAGGCGCTGCTCGACCCAACGAGGCGGGACGAGTGCGGTTTCGGCGAATGGTTGCTGATTCAGCATGTCTGCGAATGTAGACGTTTGTTGCGCTTTACGCAAGCCCAGGCGTTTTCGGCGTTTCCTGGCGTTTCTAGACGCTTTCGGCTACATTGGCATGCATGACGAATGCAGTTGTTGCCATCAGGGCCGAGACGGTGGAGTTGGCCGTTGCTCGTCGAGTGCAGAACCTGATGTGGGATTACGGATACTCGACGAAGGATGTCGCGAGCGCGGCAGCCCTCGAGTACTCAGGGTTCAGCCGACGGCTTTCGGGCAAGCGGGGATGGTCCCCAGATGACATCGCCGTGGTCGGTTACGTCCTGAACGTGACGGTGGGGTACTTGTTCGGAGAGTCCTCGGAACCGCTTCCCCCTACGCGCGAAATGCGCCTGGAGCTCGCTCGGCGGTTTCCCGCGGCGCGTCCGCTCCCCGAGGTGGACTCGAACCACCAACCTGCCGGTTAA